TCAATCCACCTTTATTTTTATACTCTTTCCACAGTTCGGGCACGTGATAGAGGATCCATCGCTTTGGGGCTTTTCAAATAGTTCAGTTACCGGGCAACCTATGGCATCCGCAATCTTGTTTAATGTTTCAACCGTCGGGTTACCATTAACCATATTGGATAAATTTACTCTATTTATTCCCATCTTATCGGCAAGTTCTGTTATAGTCATACCTTTTCCTTTGATAACTTCTTTGATTCTTAAATTCATAATGCAATGTTTTGATTTACGATACAAATATACAAAATTTATTTATTGTAATGATATTACGGTACATTTTTGCGTTAAAGTAATGTTAAACACTTCTTTTGATTTGCTCAAATGTACCGTTTTATATTACATTTGCGGCATAAATGAAATATAAAACATTACACATATGAAACGCTACAATTTATCAGAGATAATGAAGAGGGCTCACAACTTCTACAAGACAAGCAAATACACTTGGTCTGAAAGTTTGAAGAAGTCCTGGAAAATGGCGAAGTTCTCGGTACGCGTCAAGGAAGATATAGCCAATATCGTAGACTACAAGGCTGCCGATAATAAATCATTCGCTGATAGATTGAGAGAAGAAGCAAAAGGATATAAGCCCGCCGGAAGAAGCTCTTATGATGATTTGTCAATCCCGGCATCCGCCTACTACAATCCGTACAGCTACGGGCGTTTCGGTTCTCATTACGTAGGTGATTAACTTAATACATTATATCATGGAAGAAAACAAACAACTTGTAGGCAATATTTGCGCCTCTATTGAAGAACTTGGTAATGTGATAGTAGATAACGTAGCTGCATCACACAAAGATTATGAAATAATGATTGCTTCTTTGGATAATTCGATAGCTGAAATGAAGAAGAGATTAGGGAATATATTGCCACGTAAACAAGCATAGATGCACGTTGAGGTTCGACCAGCGAAATCACGTTATGATGCCCCACCGTCAATACGGGCGGTGGGTAGGATAAATTATTTGTTTATTGTATATTTTCCCAAAAAAATAAGTCTATGGGAAATATAACAACAAAAATTGAAATCATATTATCAATGAATAATTCCAATAATATAGTTTGTTAAACTATAAATCCGACATAGTTTGTTTGGATTTCTTTGCTTTTTGTTTTGCTTCAAATATTTTTTTTGCTCTTTCAACAGGAGCGTTTGTGTAAGACATTCTACCAAGAGGAGAAAATTCAACAATTAAATTATCTTTGACAAAACAAAACATCCATCCTATTCCATTTAGATTATATTGATATGATGAGTATTTATCTTTAGTTGTATTTACTTTATGAGTAAATGCCGACCTTGCCGGTTGTATTAAATATTTCCCATCCATTGGAATAAACACAGAGGTCCCTCCCGCCGTCATTTCATAAAAATTTAAACTTACCTCATACAGTTTATCTTGAAAATAAGACAAGCTAATTCTTGCTCTTGCACTTTTGTCGCCAAAAGTCAAGGTATATGTCAAGCTACCAAAACTATCTTCCAATTTACCTTCCTTGAGCAGTTTGCGCAAATGAGACATAGCTTGTTTTTCCGACATACCAAAAGTTAACCCCATAAATACAGTATCCACTGTTTGAGGGGAAAGTGCAGCTTTTTTACAAGCATTGTCATATTTTTCTTCCATAGTTTCCGTTTTTGTAGCCTCTTTGGGCTTACTATTGTTTTGACATGAAAGAATGATTACTGACAAAATAATAAAAAATAAGATTTTCTTCATAATATATTTATTTGACTGTATGATTTTATTGTTTTCTAATTTGGAGATAAATTTACTGACACGTATTCTTGTTTGCACGTTTTTCCTCTTGCTTTTTCTCATATTCTTTCGCTTCTTTCTTTTTTTGGGCTAATATTTTATAGCACTTATCAACAGATTTCGATTTAAATCTTATTTTATCAATTTCTAATTTTGTTTTATCAATCAATTGAATATCATTTCCTAAAAGAGCCTCGTAAGCTTTTATAACTTCTAAGAAGCATGCCGCTTTTTCTTCTGTGAAGTTTAAATTTAGAGCTGCCACACAAGTCTTTATTGTCGGAAAGAAAGAACCTGTATTACCCCCTATCCCATTACTGTATCCTCTATAAAACATATCCTCGGCAATGGCCTCCCGGCTACTGTGCGACATCATAGCTATTGTCTTATCAACATCAATTGTTTTATAGATTTGCCATGCAACTAAGAAACCAACTAAAAGAGCTAAAACCCCAACAATTACTCCCATATAATCAAAACCTAAATTACATTCTTCGTAGGATATATATCGTGGATAAGTTCGACATAAAGCAGCTATGGAAAGTATAAAGGAAACGACCGATATGCCGTAAATTATAATACGTTCAAATTTCCCCATGTCATTATTCTTTTTATTTATAGTTTAATTTCTTCGTTATCCATATCGAAAGAATCTTCTTTAAACTTCATTTGATATAACTTTATGTTACAATTCCTCATAGATTTTATGGTTTTCAATATAAGATTTTTATCAAAATCAGAACATCTTGCCCCGATGTATATACCCGTAACAGCGTTATCTGGAATGTCTATATATTGAGACTCTTTTATTGGTTGTAACGTATATCTAACTTCTTCTTCTTGCTCCCAAGACTTACTTTTTGAGGCAAAAATTCCCTTTAAGGTATCTATGGGGTTACTCTTTGCTAATAACATGAACTCGTCAGAATCTGGTGTCATCCGTTCATTGGAATATTTCACTTCAAAATTATTTGTAAATATATTCTTGTCTTTAAAACAATTCCGTAATATTTTTGCATCATACTCTATACAAAATCCCTTATGTCCATTTGCATAATACGACCACATGCATTCTGAATCATACCTTTTTGATACAGAAAAAATCCCGACACTATCAACCATCATATTTAGTATGTTAGTGGTAGCTGAGATTTGCTTCTCCAATGATGCGGCTTGCTCCTTCAATGATATGATTGGGTTCTCCACAGCTACCCGCCGATTGTATTCTAACTCCTCATAAATTCGTTTCAAAGAGACGCAAGATTCATTGGGGTCGTTTAATCCGTCTTTCGTAGGAATAAATAATTGATAGTTTTTTAGAGCGAGTAAATCACGATATATATTTCCTCTGTATTTATATAGGAGTTGAATGTCTCTTGAAAAGAAATCACGCTCCCAATCAGTAAGTTGTTCTTTCAATGCTTCTTCATCCATATTTATTTCCTTTTAATAGTTATACCCCGTAGGATTTTGATTTATCAAATCAATGGCATATTTTATACTCCATGAGCGAATTAACCCAGCATTCCCAAGTGAAGCGACCCCTGATATAACCTTTCCCTTACTATCGACTATCTCGTCGTGCTGCTGCTTATACCCTGATATTACAGCACCGATACAGTTCTCTTTGAGTTTAATATTGTAATATATGACTGGTCCACCAGAAAAACCAGGATTATTTATACCGTCCAACATAAATATTTTCTCATCACCCTCCTGCATTATAGCTGACATTGTGGCTCTTTTTAAAAAAGGCAAAGGATAACCATTGTTGACAATCTTGGCAACTTCATCTTGTGTCATAGCAAAAGGGAAGCCTAAAAAAGCCATATCTTGCCCATATACAGGTTCTCCAATACACTGTATATTCCTTTTTGTTATATTAGGAGAGCGAAAGTTTATACTAAAAACGGATATGTCAGCTATGTCATGATGCCCAATTAAATGTAGGGTATAATCCTTAAATATACCATTACTATATATACCTATTAAATCATTCTCTTTTGCTTTAGATATAACATGTTTTGCTGTTACAAAATATTGCTTATTGTCTACATCTATAACAAAAGATGTCCCTATTGCCTCTCCATATTTTATCATAAATACGCGATTTGTAAAAGAAGAACCGATTATAGTTCCTTCAATTTTTTCTTTTAAGTTCTCCATTACATTTTATTGTTTTAGTTTCAAAAATCCATCTTCGTCCACATACACCACAAACTCTTTTGAGGCAGATTTCTCTTTGACTGCGGCATTACCCTTTATCATCTCCCCTTCTCCGCGTAGCAGCCATTCGGCAGAAATATCTGTGAAATAATTCAATATTGAATATAGGATATCCAATGTCATTGCACTCTCCCCTGATATTTGCCTATTTAAAGTAGGCTGTGGAACGCTAATCAACTTACTCAACGCCGTTATAGACATTTTTTTATTAGCTAATACTGATGTAATTCTCTGTAATACAACTTCTTTCATAATATAATTATTTATAAACGTTCTAAATAATCAAATTAGAATTAAATTAATTCATTTTTGTATTGCTGTGATTCATATTTGACCTATATTTGCATCATCAAACGATAGATAATACCGTTTTGAGCAAACCTTTTTAGAATAATTAGTAAAAGTATTTTAATGATATGGAGAAAACAAGTTTTGTGACAAAAAAAACGTTAACAGAAACATTTCGGAGATTGCCCATAGGCGGTGAGATTACGGTAAAGACCCGTGATTTCAAGTTCAACACGGCAAAAACCGCTAAGTACAATTTGAGAAAGGAAGGCATCGAAATCAAACTTACGGAAAGAGGAATGATTGATGAATATAAAGTTATAAGATTAAGCTAAGAGAAGATTATGAATGCAAATAAAATCTCAAAACAGATTACCGTATTTACCATAGGATTTATCGGCTTCTTATCCCTTCTCGGCATCGCAGGTAAATCAGATTATAATCAGGAAGTCATATACAACATGACGGAAACGGCTTACAATGTTATTGTAGATTCTCTCGGCGAAGGTTGTAGCGATACTCAAATCGTAAAGACTTATTTAAATAACAAAGAATATTACGACAGTCTAAGTTGGTAGGTTATGGGAAGAACGAAATCTGTAGGAAAGGTAGAGCCGGTCAACAAACTATGGCTTTCCGCTAAGGAAGCAATGGCATACTTAGGATGCAGTGATAAACTGTTGGAAAAACTAAGGAATAATGCCGAAATATCATTTTCCCAATATAACAAACGTACCATTTGGTACGACTTGAAAAGCATTGAAAGGTTTATAGAAAGAAACCGTGTTGTGTGAACAACGCTCCTTCCTCTTAGCTCAGCCAGGCAGAGCATCGCTATGGTTACTTGTTCGAAGGTTTAGTATCCGGTAATTTCCGGTTAGCGAAGGTCGCACGTTCGAGTCGTGCAGAGGGAGCAAAATACATAGTTCTTTGACGTATTGAATGTGAAATAAGGTTTAAGTATTTGATATTTAGACTTATTTCAATATAACCGAGGATTGCGGATAGCGGAAACGCGGGGACTCCGTATAGGCTTGGTTATCGTGATTGTCTCTTCGCACCGAAATGTCCTACGGTAGAGAGTATGCGGTTTGGGCGCCCGTATCGCAAGAGACAAAGGTCATAAAGACAACATAAGCGTCCGATACAGTCTTAAATCGGTATAAAGTATGCGGTGGTAGTGAAAGGCGCCCGTACACGCTTATTATATATACTCCCTTCCCGTCAAATTCGGGCACGCTGAAAGCTAAACACGTATTGTTGCGTTGAAGGGAGCCAATATTTATTAATCTTTAAATATATAGAATTATGATTGGGAAAAAAGTAATTATTAGAGCAGACAGAGCGGGCGTATTTTACGGAGTATTGAAAGAAAAAAATGGTAGTGAGGTTACATTGACAGACTGCCGAAGATTGTGGTGTTGGTATGGGGCTGCATCTATCAGCCAATTAGCTGTTGAGGGAACGAAAAGACCTAATGATTGTAAATTTACATTAGTTGTACCGATAATCTCTATTTTGGGGGTTATAGAAATAATTCCTTGTACAGATGAAGCGATAAAATCCATTGAGGAGGTAGCCGTATGGAAGAACAGATAAGAAAGTTTCTTAGTATATACTCTGGCTATGGCTCTGGCTATGGCTCTGGCGATGGCTCTGGCTCTGGCTCTGGCGATGGCTCTGGCTCTGGCTCTGGCTCTGGCTATGGCTCTGGCGATGGCTCTGGCTATGGCTATGGCGATGGCTCTGGCGATGGCTATGGCGATGGCTATGGCGATGGCTCTGGCTCTGGCTCTAGCGATGGCTCTGGCTATGGCTCTGGCTCTGGCTCTGGCTCTGGCTCTGGCTATGGCTCTGGAATTAAAACATTCAATGGCGACAAAGCATATATCATTGATGATATTCCTACAATTATCAAGCATGTTCATGACAATGTAGCTAAAGGATATATACTGAACGATGACTTTACATTGACTGAGACATTTGTTGCAAAAAGGAATGGGAAATTCGCTCATGGAGAAACATTGCACGAGGCCTTTGCTTCGCTTCAAGAAAAATTGTATGACGATTCAACCGAGGAGGAAAGGTTGGAAGCTTTTAAAAAGCATTTTCAGGACTTTACTAAAAAGGTATCGGCTAAAGAATTGTTCCATTGGCATCATGTGCTGACCGGTTCGTGCAAGCAAGGAAGGCTGTCATTCTGTGCCAATAAGGGAATAGACATTGACAATGATACTTATACCGTACATGAGTTTATAGAATTAACTCAATATTCTTATGGCGGTGATATAATCAGAAAATTGAAGTAATATGTAATTATCCCGTGGCTCTCAATAGATGTTTGAGAGTGGTAAGGCTTAACATCGGAACGCTCACGGGAACGAATTAAATTATAACGACAATGGAGAATATATTATCTTCCGGAGCGCTACTTGTCATCGTTTTCTTTGGTCTCAGTCTTTTCTATTCGTTCCTTGAGATTTTTGGTTCGATGGGGAAAAAGCCTAAAGATACCGATAACCGAAGCGCCGAGTGCAAGGATTCCATAGAAATAGATGTACACATCGGAAAAAACGTATATCACATATCTATACCCAAGACTATAATTGTCAGGAAAGACAATTAGCCAAAAGGAAGCGGCAAGGGTGCAGATAAGCAAAGGTAAATGTCCTCTTCTGTACCGCTCCCTTCCCGCTCTATATACAATAACGGTAAAAAGGTACGATATATACACGCAAAAGATAGATGCAGTGGCCGAGAAAACAACCTGCTCATAAAACTCCAAGTTGGCAAACTCAGGTATGTACAGATACAAGACAGTAAATAAGGCGGGGAACGATACCGCAAAAGCGGTAAACAAAGACTTATGCTCCATATTGTAGCATTTGATTAATTCTGATAAATCCATATTTCTTAATTTTTAGTTTGGCGACACAAAATTAAGAAAATCCCCTGATAATAACGTGATGTTGCCAATCGAATTGGCTCAGGGGAGCAAAAGCCCGCGAGGGTGAATAATTCATGATAAATTTTTATTGTAAACAGTCCCGTCCACGTGCAGGTCGGGAAACACTGCGACATGGCGGAATGGTAAACGCAAGGATTGAAGAGGTTCACGATAAAAGGAATGCCACTATATGCAGAAAAGCATTCGCCTTAACCTCAACCTGCGAAGGTGCACGTGAAAATATAGATAATAGGTGAAATTCCTTCACGGCAATATCGAGTAAAATCGTCCCGGTTCGAGTCCGGGTGTCGCAACATCTTCACTACAGATGAAGTATTTGTTTAGTCGTAGCCGGGCGGTCTGTGAAGATAGTCCGGTTTTTCTTGAAACCAATTAATAACAATCATATGAAAACATTACAATTAAGTGAACAAAAAGCCCGTGAACTATATCGGAGCGGTTCAAAAGAACTAAAAACAGTATTGGAAGAATCCTTTGGAAAAGATTTCTTTTCACAAGACGTTACAGAAAGAGTGAAAACCTACCTTGATGCTTGCCACGAGTTGGGAAGGGAACCACTCGATGAGAAAAGGCTATTGGAATTAGGCTTAACGGAACACGATATTGCTTACCAAAAGCTGACTCTAATTATAGAAGCCCTAAACGAAGGTTGGAAAGCTGATGTATGCGATGCAAACGTGAGACGCTGGTATCCGTGGTTCGAGCCTAATGGGTCTCCTTCCTCTTTCGCTTTCTGCGGTTCGGCTTGCGCTAATGCGTGTGCGAATGCGGGTTGCGGGTCTCGCCTTTGTTTGAAAAGCGAAAAGCTTTCCAATTATTGCGGGAAGCAATTCATTGATTTGTGGAAACAATTTATTCTATAACCCTATAAACTTACAATTATGACTTTAAATGTAGATAAAAAGAACGCTTTAAAGGCTTGGAGAGAAGCGGACAATAAAGGAAAGCAGATGCTTGAAAATCTATACGGCAAAGAAATATTTGCCAATCAAAACGTAATGGATAGAATCAAAACGTTTGAAGACGCAATGGAAGAAACAGGAAGAAAAGGTGTCCCTGATTTTTCAGATTTACCCAAAGACATGCGCAGGCATTTCATTGCGTTATATAAAATGGAAGTTATTACGGAAGCTCTGAATGAAGGCTGGAAAGCAGACTGGGATAACTCGGATGAGAACAAGTATTATCCCTATTTCATTATGTCTCCTTCCTCTTTCGCTTTCCGCGATTCGGATTCCGGTTTTGCGTTTGCGTTTGCGGGTAGCGGGTCTCGCCTTTGTTATAAAACACGCGAACTTGCGGAATATTCGGCAAAACAATTTATTGACATTTGGAAATACATCCAGATAGGATAAGATAACAATCATATGAAAACATTTGAAGAATTAAAAGAAGAACTCTTGACCCGCGCTAAAAATGCTGGCGGATGCCAATCCGGCTACGCAATGGGGCTAAGAAGCCATACGAAAGCCGACCTTCTAAAAGCCGTGAGAGAAGCGAAGTGCGCACCGCTTCCCTTTAACCTTGTACGGGCGGTTTAAAAACACAATACAATGGAAAATGAACTTGAAGAACTGTACAAGGAGCTGAACGAAGTCAAAGCTTGTGATTTGGAATATCTTCCCAAATACGGCTATTCTTCAAAAAGAAGAAATCATTCAGCTTATAGAGGAAGATATTGAGGAGTTGCGCGCAGAACTCGAATGTAATCAATATGATTATACACCTGACGAACTCGAAGACGAAAGGATGTTTCTTTGCGTTAGTCAAGGGATGCCAAGACATTGTTAAATTATCAACATTATGGAGAATAACTTAGATTTATACAACCGCGTCAGAAAAGTCCCCCAAGAAGCTATAAAAAGTATTGCTGCGGGAAGATTGAAAGGTATGTCTGATATAAACCCTATGTGGCGCATAAAAAGGCTTACCGAAGAATTTGGAGTGTGTGGTTTCGGATGGAAATATGAAATCATCCGAATGTGGAACGAAAATGGCGGAAATGGAGTAATATCCAGTTTTGTTCACATAAACCTATTTGTAAAAATGAACGGGGAATGGAGCGAGGCTATACAAGGCATCGGCGGTTCTTCATTTGTGACAAATGAAAAAAACGGTCTCTATACATCGGATGAATGTTTCAAAATGGCCTTAACGGATGCCATATCAGTGGCTTGCAAAGCATTAGGAATGGGGGCTGATGTTTATTGGGATAAAGATTCGACAAAGTACAACCAAACAAGCATGCAAGCGGCGCCTGTTACAGACAATCGAAAGTTGCTTAACAAAGAACAGTTTAACGACGAGAAGCTGATGGAGTGGATATATAAATATTTGACTAAAGCCAAAAATGAAGGCAAACGCCTTTCTCTCGTAAACCTTGTAAATGAAAGTTACAAGGTTGCCCAAGAAGATATAAGTATCATATCTGCCAATTACGAACAATACAGAATTAATAATAACCTACCATGAGTAAAGAATTATCAATTAGCAAAATTCCGGCTACAAAATCAGAACAGGAACAATTAGCTTCCCTTTTTATTCAAAAAGTACTTGATGGAGAAATCAGTGCCATAGAAGCCGTTATTCAAATGAAAAGCATCGGTGAATCCATATCTATTTTTTTGAAAAACAATGATATAAGAGAAGCAGTAATCAAGGAAACGGAAAAATACGGAAAAGGCGAAACTCCGTCATACAAAGGAGCCGTTGTTCAAGTAAAAGAGACATCTGTGAAATATGATTTTGCAGGATGCAATGACATTGTTTGGGATAAACTGAACAAGGAAAAGAAAGAAGTGGATGAAAAGATAAAGCAACGTGAAAGTTTCCTTAAGCTTGTAAATACCAATAAAACGGAAATAGATGAAGAAACCGGTGAGATATATACAATATTTCCGCCTGCGCGTTCATCTACCACATCTTATGCTATTACATTCAAAAAACAATAGTTATGTATCGAATAAGTGTCACTTCCTTAGAAGCCTTTCGGCGTTTCAGAGACAAACATTCCATATGGGATACAGAAGAACGCCTTCTTAATGTTCTTGCGGGAATAAAAGAGCCTAACGCTTATGCGGCAATAGGCTCTTGTTTTCATAAGATAGTAGAAACAGGGAAAGCAACATATGTAGGAAGAGGAATATTCGAACAGGAGCAAGAAGGGGTTATTGTCAGGTTTAACAGTAAGGCCGTTGAAAATGCCATTTTTTACCGGAATAAATTTCCTGATGCCCAACATGAGGTACACGGCGGTAAAGACTACCATTCTTCACATTTTGATATACATGTACATGGTTATGCGGATTTAAAATATGCCAAAGTAATTCGGGATATTAAAACCAAGTACTCCACACCGCATACGGAAGATTATACAAAATCATGCCAGTGGACTTTTTATCTTGATATTTTTGATTGTTCCATTTTCTACTTTGATTTATTTCAGTTCGAGGGGTATAAACGTAACATGCTCACCGATGTGACATCTACAGGTTTTATCCTTTACGAACCTATTGAATGTATTCGAACAGATTTGTCTGAAAAATACAATCAAGGTATAGTGGAAGATTTCTGCAAGTATATACATACAAATAACCTATACCACTTGTTGAAAACGAAAGAAGAACTTTATCAACTTTAAAATATTGATTTTATGATTTTAACAGGAAGTATTTGTCTTAGTGACATTCCCCGCGAGCAAATGAAGAAAGTAATCTGCAAAGACGGGAAAGAGAAAATTTATTTAAATGTGGCGGTTATCGAACGCAAGGAACCTTCACAGTTTGGGCATACCCATTTTATTACTTGTGCCCCAAAACAAGAAGAGCGCAAAGAAGGCATACAGTATATTTTTGGAGATTTCAAGGAATATAAGCCCGTTCAGAGCAGCCCCACACCGGAACAGATTGCGGAAGCTCCGGGATTATCCCCGCAAGATGATTTGCCATTCTAAAATATTATGCAATACGACCTATCCAACCCACTCCACAAAGAGCAGTTCAAAATACGATGTAACTATCTCTTCTCAAAGGGTTGCATTGTGGAACTGACGGAAAAGAAGCCTAAGAGGACAACGCAGCAGAACAAATACCTGCACACCCTTTTAGGCTTCTTCGCTTGTGAGACGGGGAACACGCTGGAATACGTAAAACAGAACTATTACAAAAAGTTAGTAAATCCTGCAATATTCACCCGTAGAATTAATGATAAGTTTTTGGGAGAAATGGAAGTTTTACGTAGTTCCACTGATTTAGATACAGCGGAAATGACGACGAGCATTGAACGTTTTCGTAATTGGGCGAGTGCCGAATGCGGCGTTTATCTTCCAAGTCCTGATGAAGAGAGGTTATTGCAATTAATGGAGATTGAAATAGACAGAAACAAAACGTTTATTTAA